GCCAAGTCATGCAAGAAGCCGCACGCTTCCTCAAGAGCTTGAAACTCACCATCAACTCCGTCGATGGAAATGTTCTTGAGGTTATCCAGGACTATCACCTCAGGGTATGAGCCCCAAACAGACGCATATGCGTCGATTGATTCGAGTACATACTCGTCCGATGGACTTGAGTTGTAATCGAAACGCATGTGTGAAGCTGATCTTGAAACAGAGGTTTCAAAAGCATCAATGCGCTCGGCAAAGATTGCCTCATCAATGGAGTCCTGGGTGTTGGCCGTGGCGATTGCCGCGCTACGCTTCCACATTGTGGTCTGATCGGAGTCAGCGGAGAAGTAGAAGGTTCGATTGACCTGCCGTGCAGGATCATCAACGGGGAGGCCATTACCCTTTTGCAGGATGTACTGGACTATCGCGCTCTTACCTGATCCAGGCCCAGCCGCAACCAATGTGAGCTGACCCTTACGGAAGAACGTCTTGCTCTCGTTCATCACCCCAATGGGGCAGTGGAGAGGTTCACCAGCGGCGGCATTCTTGCGCCGCCCTTGGTTGAGGGTAAGCACTTCTGTTTCCTCTCGGTAGGTATGGCCACAGGAAGGGCGGGGGACTAGCCCCCGCCCTAGGCGCTACCTAGCGGAGGAACTTGCTGAACTTGTGCGTACCGCCAGCGAGTCCGGGGTGATTCACATCGTCAGTGGACGGCACCTTGCCGGTGTGATCCACCGGGATCATGTCAGTGACCTGCTTGGGGCGCGGGTCGAAGTACGCGGACCACGGGCCACGGGCACCCTGCCCGGAGCGGAATGTAGCGGCCATACCGAATGCCGGGATGAACGGTGCGCCAGCGCTTGCGGCGGCAGGCTGGGCCTGCTGGACCGGCTGGGGAGCGGCAACCGGGGCGGCGGCGGGAGCGGGGGAACCCCAGGCCGGTGCCGGTGCGCCCCAGGGGTCGGCGGCAGGGGCAGGAGCGGCGGCGGGAGCCGGGGCGGCTACCGGAGTTGCCCCCAGGATGTTCTGGGCGTTCTGAGCGCCACCGGACGGGGTGCCGAACGCGGCCTTGAGCTGAGCGTCAGCGTTGGCGATGGTCTCAAAGAGACCACTCGCGGCGGCACCTTCCACGTTGGCCTTGGCCTCGTAGGAGTTCTCACCACGGAGGGATACCAGCGGGGCGTCGTAGGCCGGGGACGGGCGAAGGGTGACGGATACGGGGGCTTCGTTGTAAGTCAAAGGTGTCCTTAGAATCGGGATTTGAAGATGGAGTTGCCGTTGCGGATCGAACCGCCGTCAGCGAAGGGGTTGACGATGGAGTTGGCGTAGAGCTTGCTCGCGCCAATCGTGGCGGCGCTGATCTGCTGGGAGAGCGTGAGGGTGGATTTGCGGAGGGCGTTGGCCTGCTTGGCGAGGTCGATCCACTTCTGGATCGTCTGCTCGCTGTAGATGCCAGCGCCAGTCCACGTGCCGTAGTTGGTGCCATTGGCCACGTTGTAGTGGCGAAGGCCCTCGGCGCGTTCCTTGTACAACTTCTCCTGGGCCTGCCGCTTCTCCTCGGCCTCAGCCTTGGCGCGGACCTCAGCTTGGCGCTTCTCCTGCTCAATACGGCGGAGGTTCTCCTCGCGCTTGCGGGCCTCCTCGCGGCCATACTGTTCCCAGTTGAGGTAGGAGGCGAGGTTGGCCAGAGCGAAGTCCAGGTTTCGCTGGGCCTCACCCTCGGTCATTGCCGCGTAGACGATGCCATTGCCAGCCTTGACGCTGTTCTTGCCATCAACGGTGACGAACTTGACCGGCCTGTAGTCGGTGCCGATGCGCTTGAGGAGCGTGTTGGCCAGTGTCGCCATCTGCTTGCCGTCCAGCGTGACGTTCTCGCGGTTGTAGCCACCGCTGAGGGCTACGTTTGCGTAGCCCAGGCGGGGCGTCGTGACCTCAACCTTGCGGTCGTAGGATGCGGTGTTCATGGAGAAGTAAGGCTCCAGGGTGTCCTCCTCGGACGGTAGTCCAATGCCGGTGATCCAGCGCTTGGGGAGCCCGCCAAACGTGGCCATTTCATCCGTGAGGTGGATGGCCGCGTAGTGCTTGGCGGGGTTGATGGTGATAGTCATGCGGTCTGCCGAATGCGTGTACGGATCGTGGCAAACTCAGCAACGCCGGGGCCGTACCCCTTAATCCGGCAGTGCTCAGAAACGGTGCATGTCCTCTCGCAACCGTCCTGCGGATTTGGGAGGAACAAGCCAAGCTTGTCCATCCGGTCCATGTTCTTGAACATGTCCCCAAGCAACTCAGGGGTCCAATCCCCAAGCTGGTGGGGAATGTCCCTGGTCGGCTTCTCAGGCATGCGGGCCGTCGCGGGCCTGCCTGCCTTGATGAACATTCCAACCTCAGGCCGAACGCCTGTCTGCTCCTCGGCAACGTGGGCGTAGACGCCCAACTGCATGGTGGAGCCCGGTGTGCTGGAGCCGGTTTTCAGGTCAGCTACAGCCAGGGAGCCGTCACGGTACTGGCGGATTTGGTCAATGAAACCGACCACGTTCACGCCACCAAGCACAGTCTCAAACCGGACCTCAGTGGCGATCTTGCCGTCTCCCATGGGGAGAATCCGCCACAAGTCCTTTTGGCTCTCGGCAAAGGCAACGTAGTCGGCTACCTGCCAGAGGCCGATGGCCTCGCGGTCCTCAATGTCCTGCCAGCCCTTCTTGCGTCCACCTGTCAGCCAGTCGGCTTCCTCAGGCCACAGGGCCTTGGCCTTGGCTACGTCCTCGCGGTACAAGTCCGTGAACAGGGCATTGAGAGCATCCATGCTGAGCTTGCGCCCGGAGTTCTCGTACTCCTCAATGGCGAAGTGGTAGGCCGTGCCGTGGTAGAACCACGCCGCTGGCTTGGAGGGGACCTGAGCGACTCGTGAGAGCCGGTAGGCCTCTCCGCACTGTGCGAAGCTACTGACCTGGGAGACGGAGCGGTGGAGTAGGCCGGTGCCCATCACATCCTCAATTAGCGGCAACGTGGCCCCTGTTCAAGATGCTCAGGCTCAGCCACATGCTCAGCTCGGAGGCGTCCTTGCGGAGCGCGTCCGCCAGGGCAACCTCAGCGTTGGCTCCAGGGCTCCGTTCCCACCCCGGCAGGAGGGCAACGCCATCACAGGCAAAGACGTCGGCCAGTGCCAGGGCAAGGTAATCCTTGTACGTGTAGCCAAGGCCCTCGGCCTCCCGCCGCGCGGGGTTCAGAACCTCGTAGCCAGCGGCCTCAAGCTTGCGCTGTGCGGCGTTGAATGCCGGGTAGTTCCAGTCGTCAATGCCGGACATCGGTCCAGCGATGTACAGCTTCATACGGACTGGTATCCGTTCTGAACAAAGTTCTCCCACACGGTGGGGTACTTGAGGGCAACCGCCAGGGCGATCTTCTGGCCAACCTCTTGAATCTCTGCCTGAGGGTGGGACCGCACTGCGGCGTCCTCACCCCAGTCCACTCTCAGCGAGAGGAAGTTGAGGATGCTCCTGAGGTTCGCCGTGTAGTACAGCGAGGAGTAGAGGGACACGGGGAGCACCATGCGGGCTACCTCGCGGGCCACGCCCGCACGGATCATCGCCCGGTAGGCCCACCAGCTAACGACTGGTGACACTCGTGTTGAAACCGCTGTGAGGATTCGATGCCACACATTGCCTTCAACAAAGTTGTAGTTGCCCACCTTGCCGATCTGCTTGAGCTTCCGGCTTCCGTTGGGAGAGTAGAACACCCCTCGGAGGACCCGGTAGCGTCCTGACTCCTCATTGAAACTGCTGATTCTGTGGCGAAGTATCTCTCGCGTTACAAAGATCGGTGCCTCAATGCGGAAGGTCATGATGCAGTGCTCAAACGGGGAAGCATGGCGCTCCCGGTAAAGCCATCCCACAAGGCCGGGGTTGGCCTTGGGCTTGAGTGCCATCTTCCAGCCGCCCGTGTGGGAGGACCGCTGGAGCCAGCCCTTGAATCCAGGAACCTTTGACGGGCCAGTGTAGGCTCCCTTGGTGGAAACCTGAGCGGCGTCCACGATGCGCTGTTCACCGCCCATGTGGTCGATGAGTTCAACGCTCATGTCATTACGAAACTTCAATGTCAATCCTAAACAGAGATGTCAAAAGTCCCAATCTTCCGATTCGGTGGCAACAGCCTTGCCGATCACGTAAGAGGAACCTGAGCCTGAGAAAAAGTCATGGTTCTCGTTGGCATCGGGGGAGAGGGCAGAGAGGATGGCGGGGTTGACGTTGCACACCGACTGGGGGAACAGGGCGTCGTAGCCCAGGTTCATCAACGCCTTATTGGCGTTGTAGTGGAGGAACTTCTTCACGTCCTCGGTCAGGCCTACGGGATCGTAGAGGTCTGCCGTGTACTTGATTTCGTTCTCATACAGGGTTTGCAACAAGTCGTAGGTGTAGTCCTGCAACTCAGCTCGGCGCTCGGGAGTCTCCCGCTCAAGTCCCTTCTGGAACTTGTAGCCGATGTAGTAGCCGTGGACCGCCTCGTCCTTGATGATCAGGCGGATAAGGTCCGCCGTGTTGGTGAGCTTGGCGTGAGAGGACCAGTACAGCGGGAGGTAAAACCCGGAGTAGAACAGGAAGCTCTCAAGCAGAGTGCTAGCCACCTTGCGTTTCAGCGGATCATCCCCGGCGTAGTAGTCGGTGACGATCTGGGCCTTGCGCTGGAGGTAGGGGTTCTCCACTGACCAGCGGAACGCTGAGTCAATCTCCTTGGTACTGCACAGGGTGGAGAAGATGGAGCTGTAGCTCTTGGCGTGGACCGACTCCATGAACGCGATGTTTGTGTACACCGCCTCCTCGTGAGGCGTCAGCGCGTCAGGGATGAGGCTCACAGCCCCTACCGTGCCTTGGATGGTGTCCAACAGCGTCAGGCCGGTGAACACCCGCATGGTGAGTTCCTGCTCCTTTGGAGTCAGGGTGGCCCACGACTGGATGTCGTT